CAGGAGCAACGACGATGCGTGAACAAATAGCACAATCAATCGTGGATTTTAACATCATGACCCCAAAAGAACGAGTCAAATGGGTACAGTCTCAGGACTACCCACACACAGCGTTGTATATCCAAGCCATTGAAGAAGCCGTAGCCGCTGAGACAGAACGGTGCGTTCAGGCAATGCGTAGTGTAGGACTGACCAAGATGCAAGCCGTGGTCGATGCGGCGAGTGGTATTCTCATAGGTGGGGCGATATTGACAGCCCTTGAAGATTGTCGGTGTTTCGGGAAAGATATAACCGCGCTTTTAGCCATCCGCAAAGCCTTAGAAGATTTGGACGATCAACCACCCTTGAATAAGGATTTAGACGATGAGCTGGTTTAGCAGATTCTATGATTTTATGACGGAGCCGTGGTTCGAGGAAATGTATTCCGAATACTGCCGCTTCAAGATTTATGGGAACCGTGACGATGCATCAAGATAAATTCAGAACCGGACCCCCTAACAAAGCGTACAGCGAGGGCCACGCCCGTATCTTCGGCAAGCGCGTCGAGCGCCGTCCAGAGACCAAGGAAGAGACGAAGCGCCGTGAGGCCAACCGCCGCAACCAACACGCCATAGAGGCGCGGGACGGCAAGAAGGACGCGCAATATTATCTCCAGCACGAACAGCGCGTCGCGCAGGACCCCAACTTTAAGGCTTCCCCCGCGCCGTCGAAGGTCTACTGTGATGGCTACAACAAGGTGTTTGGGGAGAAATAATGCCAAACCATGAAGACGAGGACGATACCTGCCCCCACTGCGATCTGGTGCGGATATTCTTGGACTACCGAGCCAAGGACTGGGAGGGCGAGGCCATCATCGGCAGCTTCGTTCAGGGGCTGGCATCGATGATCGCGGCGTCCACACCGCTTCAACGGGAGTACATGCTGGACCTGATCATCCACAACATGGATGACTTCGTGGATGAGGCCGGGGCGGGGCTGATACTGCACAACTTGAAGCATAGGGTACATTAGCATGACGGTACGACGATACACGGGCTTCTGGCACACGTGGCCAATAGAGAAGCTGGAGAGCATCATCTCGCGGCTTAGTAGCTGGATTTGGAGCAAGCGGTGGCAACGAGGCGGGTGAGGTTCTCCAAGACCCGGCCACGGCAGTGCCTGTGGATTGAGGGTAAGGCCAAGGGCGACCCCCTGACCTGTGCCCAACCAGTGTTCAAGCACACCTCGTGGTGCAAAGAGCATCACAAACGGGTGTTCACGAAAACTTGGCGACCCAAGGACCGGGTTAACTATTGACGTTTGGACTACATTTGGATAGGTTTTGTATATGTTCGGATTATTTAAGAAGAAATCGGCTGAAGACACCACCACCATGTTGGCTGTTGGCGCAGGGCTATATGACTGGGACAGGCCCGCAGGTCGGCGCGGGTACGCCATGACCGCGTTCGATGACGACAGCAACACTATCGCGCCCGGTGTCGTCTCTCCGGTCCCCACCCTCACCACCGCCCAATCAGCCATGGCGAAGCGTATGGGCATCACCGACGCGCAATACTCTTTAGAACTGGCGCGGCAACACGCCCAAGCCCAGATGAACCAACAGGTACAGGAGATCGGTATGGGAGTCGGAAGAGGATTAGGCGGCGGTGGCGGCGTCGCCACGATGACATCATCACAGGCGCAAATGACCCCCGGCGGTGCTTCTAGCCAGATTATCCAGACCCCCACCAAAGTGGATATTGGCGGGGCAATAGCGAGAGATATAGAGAGCCAAGGCGAGGACGCAGACGCCTTCGACACCAACCGTCTCGCCCGCACCGCTATTCGGGAGGTCCGCGACATTGACGACAAAGTCTTTGAGGCGGCGGGCGTCAGCCCGAAGCACCACAAAGAGAACTTCTTGAAGGTGATTGACGAGATCATGAAGAGCCTATGACCCCACGACAGAAAGAATGCTTGGACTTCATCGAAGCCTTCTGGGCCGAACACGGCTTCGCGCCGTCTTATGATGAAATCAGAATAGCCTTGGGAGCCAAGAGTAAGGCCAGTGTGACTGGCTGGGTTTCCAAGCTAGAGGCGCGGGGGTACATCCAACGGATACCTAACCTTGCCCGGTCAATCCGTTTGGTCGAGGGCGTTGCTCCCCCAGCGGCGTCCCCCGAACCGGATGTGCCCCCCGTACCTACACCCCACAACCCTTATACTTAGGAGCGATGAATGTCTGATACCGTTGAGAAGCTACACACCGTTTACCACAACTGGCTGGATGATGAGGCCAAGTTTGCTGACGGCAACAAGGCCGCTGGCACCCGCGCCCGCAAAGCCCTGATGGAGATGACGAAGCTGGCCAAGTTGCGCCGCAAAGAAATCACTGATATAAAGAACGCTTGACCCACCCCCTCGGGTCAAACGTCACATGGATGTGACGACCTCCCTGTTTTAACTTGCCCCGGAACCTAGTTCCGGGGTACTTTTCTGAAATGGAACTAAGCAATCTTCAGGAACGCATTGCGCGTATCCCCGAATTGCCTATGGATGAACAGCGCGACCTCCTCGCTTTGGTGGATTTGCTGGACACCGCCAAGTCACGGGGTAACGCCACCGACAAGTTCATTCCTTTTGTAAAGAAGGTCTGGCCGGGGTTCATTGAGGGCTATCATCACAAGATCATGGCTGATGCGTTCGAGCGCGTCGTGGCCGGGACGCTGAAGCGGGTCATCATCAATATGGCCCCGCGCCACACCAAGAGCGAATTCGCGTCTCATATGTTCCCAGCGTGGTTCCTTGGGCACTTCCCACACAAATATGTCATTCAGGCGTCCAACACATCAGACCTCGCGGTGGACTTTGGGCGTAAGGTCCGTGACACCATCAGCGACGATCTCTATCACGAAGTGTTTCCAAATACTTCAATCCACGCAGACGTGGCGGCGGCGGGTAAATGGAAGACGACGGAGCGGGGAGAGTATTTCGCGGTTGGTGTGGGCGGCACCCTGACGGGCCGTGGCGGCGACCTGATCATCATCGATGATCCACATAGTGAACAACAGGCCAAACAGGCCGAGACCAAACCAGAAATCTACGACAGCGTGTTTGAATGGTACACATCAGGCCCCCGGCAGCGCGTACAGCCCGGCGCGGCCATCGTCATCGTCATGACACGTTGGTCGAAGCGCGACTTGACCGGCAGGGTACTCAAGGCGGCGGCGGAGAACCAGACCGGCGAAGAGTGGGAGGTCATCGAACTTCCCGCGATCTTGCCGAGCGGCAAACCGATCTGGCCCGAATACTGGCCCGAAGCGGAAATCCTCGCCATCAAAGAGGAACTGCCGATCCCGAAGTGGATGGCGCAGTACCAGCAGACGCCAACAGCCGAAGAGGGCGCATTGGTCAAACGCGACTGGTGGAAACGGTGGGAACACCGCGAACCCCCGCAGGTAGAATTTATTATCCAATCATGGGATACGGCGTTCGAGAAGAACCAGCGGGCGGATTACAGCGCCTGTACGACGTGGGGTGTATTCAGCCACGAACACCCCGAAACTGGTAAATTCATGCCCAACTTAATATTGCTCGACGCATATAGAAAGCGTATGGAGTTCCCTGAGTTGAAGAAGCTGGCCAAGGAGATGTATCTCAAGTGGGAACCTGAAGCCCTCATCGTTGAGAAACGCGCCAGCGGATCGCCATTGATTTATGAGTTGCGCGAGATGGGTATACCCGTCTCGGAATTTACGCCAAGCCGGGGCAACGACAAGATCGCTCGTGTCAACGCCGTGTCGGATTTATTCGCCAGTGGCGTTATTTGGGCACCGGAACACCGCTGGGCCGATGAGGTCATTGAGGAGTTTGCCGAGTTCCCGGCGGGCGAACACGACGATTACGTGGATAGTTCCACACAGGCGTTGCTGAGATACAGGCAAGGCGGGTTCATCCAGACAACACAGGACGAGGAGGAAGACGACATACAGGACCTTCCTCTGAAATCATATGAATATTATTAGGGGGCGTCATGGCCGTAGATAAAGCACTCATCCCGTCTGATCTGGACGTTGAAGGTTCAGGCGACATTGAAGTTGAACTGGCGGCGGAGGAGATGGACCTCGAACTGGCCGAGGAGACCGAGGATGAAGACGGTGGCGTCGTCATTGACTTTGACCCAGAGGCCACCCAGCAGGAAGAGACCGCACACGGCGACAACTTGGCCGAACTGATCGATGACATGGTCCTGACCGGCATGGCCAGTGACCTCGTCCAAGCATACAAGGACGACAAGGAAACCAGAGAGCCGTGGGAGAAGGCGTATATTAAGGGTATTTCCCTACTGGGGCTGCAAATTGAGAGCCGCAGTCAGCCGTGGGCTGGCGCGAGTGGCGTCTTCCACCCGATCCTGACGGAGGCCGTGGTCAAGTTCCAAGCCGATGCCATGACCGAGACCTTCCCGGCGGCGGGGCCGGTCTTGGCGCGGGTAATCGGTAAGGCTGACCGGGAACGCGACAAGCAGATGAAGCGTGTGCAGGATGATATGAACTACCAATGCACCGAAATCATGACCGAGTACCGGGGTGAACACGAACAGGCGCTCTTCCATCTAGCTATTGCCGGGTCAATCTTCAAAAAGGTCTATCTCGACCCGAATTTTGGCCGTCAGACCTCCAAGTTCGTCATGGCGGACGATTTTGTCGTCGCCTACGGCACCACAGACCTTAATTCGTGCCCCCGTATGACCCACGTCATGAAGATAACGCCCAACGACCTTAAAAAAGCCCAACGTGCGGGCCAATACCGTGAAATCGACGTGCCTGAACCCACCACCGAGTATACCGACGTGGAGGAGAAAGAGGCCAAAGCGTCAGGAGAGGCCCCGAAGGCCGAAAAAGATGACCGTAACACGCTCTTGGAGATGCACGTCGAGTATGATATTGAAGGCTTCGAGGACATGGACGAGAATGGCGAACCCACCGGGGTCGCCGTGCCATATATCGTGACAATCGATAAATCCAGCGACATCGTGCTGGGTGTTTATAGGAACTGGGAAGAAAGTGATGAACTCAAGAAGAAGAACGAGTTCTTCATTCACTACCCTTACCTTCCGGGACTTGGGTTTTATGGTATTGGTCTGGTTCATCTTCTCGGTGGCATTGCCAAGTCTGCTACTTCTATTCTTCGTCAGTTGGTGGACGCAGGGACGCTTTCTAACCTTCCTGCTGGACTGAAATCCCGTGGATTGCGGATCAAGGGCGACGACAGCCCTTTGAGACCCGGCGAATTCCGCGATGTGGACGTACCGGGCGGCGCGATCAAGGACAACATCACCTTCGTGCCCTATAAAGAGCCGTCGAGCGTCCTCCACGCCCTTTTAGGCCAGATTGTCGAAGAGGGGCGCAATATCGCCTCCATTGCCGACCTCAAGATCAGCGATATGAACTCTCAAGCCCCAGTTGGCACCACGTTGGCCATTCTGGAGCGCGGTATGAAGGTCATGACCGGCGTCCACGCCCGAATTCACGCCGCCATGCGCCGTGAGTTTAAATTGATCGCCAATCTCGTCCGGGACCATGCCCCCGCCCAATATGAGTATGAAGTTGAGGAAGGGGCGACACGGGCGAAAGATTATGATGGCCGGATTGACATTCTACCGGTATCCAACCCCAACGCCTCGACCATGGCGCACCGGATCATGCAGCACCAAGCTGTGATGCAGATGGCGCAGTCAGCGCCGCACATCTACGACCAGAAGGAACTGCACCGGCAGATGATCGATGTCATGGGGATTGAGAACGCCGACAAGATCATCCCGATGGA